TTCGACAGTCGCCGCCAACCAGGGCAGGTGCTCCTCGATCCATGCCCATGCGCCGCCCGCCAAGGTCAGCGTCCAAGCCCAGGCCGATGACAGCCAACCGCGGACGGCGTCCATCTTGTCGGCCCAACTCGTATCGACTAGCCACGACCATGCGCTGCCGGCAACATCGACCAGCCACTCCCAGCCATCCGTGAGCCAGCCCTTGATGTCCTCGACCTTCTCGGCCCAGGTGGTGTCGGTCAGCCACTCCCAGGCGTTGCCGGCGATGTCGATGGCCCACTCCCAGGCTTCCCCGAGGGCCTCCCAGATGGGCTTGATGTAGTTGTCCCAGGCGTCGGTCGCCGCCGTGCGGATGCCCAGCCANTCGTTCTCCCACGCCGCACGGAACAGNGCNATGGCACCGATGGCAATGGCGGAATAGATGACGATAGGCGAAAAGACCAGNNTCAACAGCCGCCCGAATGCCCCCAACAAAGCACCCGCCTGCGAAACGGCCGTGCCAAGGACACCCAGAACCCCAACAACACCCAGCACGGCACCGACCACGACGGTCCACCGCACCGCATGGGCGCGCAGGGCCGGGTCGATATCCTGAATGGCCCCGATCAAGTCCTCAAAGAGCCCGACGCCCGCCTCCATGACTGGCAGGAACCACACGGCCATCTCGCGGCTAGCAGCAGAAGTACGCTCCTGGAGTACCGCCATCCTGTCGCCGAACACTGCCAGCCGCCGGACCGCCTGCTCATCCATAACGAGTCCGAGTTCGCGGGCCCGCTCACGCAGCTCACCGATACCGCGAGAGCCCTGGGCCATGAACGGCACCAAACGACGGCCCGCGTCGCCCATGATGGTCATGAGGACTGCGGACTGCTCAGCCGTCGTGCCCAACTCGGCCACGCGGTCGGCCACCTGCATCAGGAATCCGTCGATGTCCTGGAGCCCGGCGCGCACTTCTTCTTGGGTGAATCCAAGGCGCTCGAAGCCTTTAAGGAAGCTGGTATTGCCCGCCGCAGCCTCAGCGGTGCGCCGCACGAACGCCCGCAGGCCGCTCTCCAATGACGCGAGATCCGCGTTGCTCTGGCTCGCGGCAAATGCGAGTTCTTGCATCTGCTCGACGGCGATGCCCGTCTGTGCAGACACCTTGTCCATGGTACTGGCGTAATCGGCGGCCCGCTTGGTGGTCAGGGTGAGAGCTGCCGTCATGCCAGAAAACACCAGCGCCGCCCGCTGCCCAACCTGGGTGACGCGCTGGAGGTCCACTTGGACGCGCTGGGAGAACTGCTGGACCCTCTGCTGGGCGCGCTGGAGTCCTTCGGAGAAGCGCGCAGTGCGGGCGGATAGGTCGATTTGCAGGTTTGCAATGGTCGCCACGATGCGCTCCTCCTTTCAGGTACTAGTAAGGCGAAGGGTTAAATCCCCTTCGCCCTTTGCTCCTTGAACGGCCTGATGAATTCTCGCCAAATACGGGCGCTGTCCTCCATCGACCGAGGACGTTCGCGGCCCAGCAGGTCGTNCGGTGTCAGCATCTTCCTCCGCCGCACGTCCTCTCCAAAGGCCGGCGTCCGGTGGTTGATGATGTTGGCCGCGTGCCAGGCCAACGCTTCCATCATATGGTCGTAGCGTCGGCGTCGGCCCTCCAGCGCCAGCTTAAATTCNCGCCAAGTCATGNNCCAAAACANATCGAGAGGGATGTCGTGCTCCCAGCAGAGCCGCTGGTACTCGTCGTAGGGCAGGCTCTGCCCCTCCGGGGGCTCTACGCTTCCCCCTCGTCACTCTCGCCGCCGGTGTCGTCGTCCTCGGCGTCCTTGGGCTTGATAAGCCCCGCCGCCTCCAGGCCCTCGAAAATCTTGTCGATGTAGTAGTCGACCTTGGCGACCTCGAGCTGCTGGATCGCCTTAGTCGCCGCACCGCGTCCATTGGCCGGGTTGGAGAGCCCGGCGATCAGGGCTTCGCGGATAACGTGGAAGCCGATGTTGCCCTCCGATAGCACCTTGAAGAAGGACTTCTCGAGCCGCTGGTCCAACTGCGCCAGCGCNTTGAAGTCGTACCGAAGCTGGTATGTCTCGCCGCCGATCTCGATGGGNACGTAGCCCCTCTGTCGATTTGCCATGGTATCCCTCCGTCAAATGATGGAGGGGCGGCGCCGTGGCCGCCCCGTCCGTCTTAGTCCTCCACCGACGTCTGCTCGCCCGTGGGCTTGAGCGTGACGCTAAGGACAAGGCCGCCCTCAAGCTCCGCCGTAACCCGCGCGTTCATGACCACGGCGTCAAACTGCTCAGGTTGGGCGAATGCCGGATGGTCGACCTCAAAGGTGAGCGTTTGCCGCACCGATCGGCGAAGCGTCTGGTGCGTGGTCTCCGATGGGTCATAATAAAACTCTAGCGTACGCTCCACCGTATCAATGAGCCCGCCAATGTACTCCCGGCGCCCGCCGGGCGAATCGTGAGCGGTCACCTCAATCTGCTCCGCTTGCTCCTCGGCCAGAACGGGGTCGCCCCGAAGGCCGGGAATGAGCGTTTTCATGCCGCCCTCCACCAAATAGATTTGTGCACCAAAACCCGCGTGCTTAGACATTTATTCTCTCGACCTCCTGATTTCGATTTCCTCGCCGCCGAACTCCTCGGCGATGGCCTGTGCGAATCGCACCGTCAACCGCTGGGCCAGCTCGGCCCGCTCCATCACGCTCAACTGCTCGGACTCGATGTCCAGGAGAACAGAAAAGGCAGCCAGTTGGCTGCCTCTGCCCTGAACAGCTCGTCCTCTCGCCACATTGAACTCTACCCTCATCCCATCACTCCCCGGCTCGCACTCGCACGCTCAATGGGACGTGGTACACCCGGGCGTCCGCGTCGTACTCATCCAGTTCGCCCTCGATGGTCACGCCATGGATAGGCGGATCGCTGGAGTAGTCGATCCAGCCGTCCAANGCNCGCCGCACAGCCGCNGCCANCGCCCGCACTTCGCTCCAGGTTTGGGCCCAGCAGGAGAGCTGGACAAGCGGCATCGACGCCCCCAGGCTGCCCTCGTGCGACGTCAGCCGCCGATTGCTCACCCGCTGGTACGTAATGGCGGGTAAGGCCGCTTCTGGGCCTTTGTCCGGCCGGCCGCCTACGGGGAAAATCCTGGTGCCGACCAGGGCCTGCACTTCGGGCGACGCCAGCAGGCGCTGGCGGACCAGAATTTCGACCTCTAGCGCCATGGCATCACCACCGTTCGCCAACGAAGCCCTCGGTGATTCGGTAATTAATCGGCGCCGGATGATCAGCAAACCACATCCTGCGCTGACCAGGTTTCACGTCCTGTAGTTCGAGCCAGCGAAGCGAACCAACCGGAATCTCCTGCTCCGCTGCCCTCTTTGCGTCGTCGACGGTGGCATAGATACCCAGCAACTGGTCCTCAATCCACAACAGGAACACTGTAGTTCCAGTCGCCATGGTTAGCTCCTCCCCTTAGCCTTTTGGGCCGCCTGCAGCACGGCCTCTCGGAACACGTCCCCGGCCTCCTGCACAGCCCTTGCGCCAACGGCGTCCAGCGCCGGACGAAGCCAAGGGCGGGCCGGCATTTTCGACGTGCCCGTCTCGTGAAAAGCGAGGTAGAAGCCCCAATCAGTTGGGCCAATAGCAAACGTAGCCCGGTCGGGCCATTTGTCTACCAGCACCCATTTGATGGTCCTGTAAGCGTGGCCCTTATCGGGATGACTCGGGCCGGGTTTATGCCTAGGCGCCCTCTTTCGGGCCTCTTCGCCGATCCGCTTCGCAGCTACACGTGCCGCTTTGGTGACGGTCGCCCGCTGGCTGGCTCGTCGCATCTCGCCGAACTGGCGGATGATGGCTTTATGGCCCTGCATGTCAAACTTAAATTCCACTGCCATCACCCCTGTTCGCCGGTACAGACAAGCTCCGTCATCTCGCCCCGGTCGTAGGTGCGGATGATCTCATACCGGCGCCCGTTGTACCGCAGCGCCCGCTCATCCTGATACTCGATGGAGCGCACCTCAAACATGATCTCAGGCATCAACCCAGCCATATGCGCCGCGTAGAATTCCGACTGACGTACTGACTTGCGGTTGGCAAACACCTGCCGGGCCGTCTCGACCTCTCGCATCTCACCTGTGAGCGGATCCTGCTCCAGCGTCCTTGACAGAAGCTCAATCACATCTTTAAATAGCACCGCTCATGCCTCCCGATACTCTTGCGACAGCGTCAGGTGTGCCTTGAGCATGTCATAGGCCCGCTCCAGTCGCTCGGCGTCGGCGTTGTCAAACCCGAAGTGGGCCTTGCAGTACGTGACGATGGCCCTCTTGATGAGGGGGTCAGACTCGTCCAGCTTATCCGGGTCCACGCCAGACAGCTTGAGATCCGCTTTGGCGGCCTCGATCAGGTCCTGCACCTCGTCGTCGTAGGCAATAGTGGTAGGACTAATACGCAAGGCCAACTTTACATCATCGAGCAAGGCCATCGCCATCACCCCATTAAAGTAAGGCGCCGGAGCATCAGCCCCGGCGCCACGTTGCTTACTCTCCAGCCTTCTTGATCAGAACCACGCCGTAGGGATCGGCGAGCTTACCGTCGGCGATCATCGTCGCCTTGTGGACCCATTCGTCCGTCTCCTCGTTAAAGTAGCGGCGATAGGTCACCTGCAGGTTGCTGTTGACCATGTAGTCCGAGGGGCGGAAGAGAATCGCCACGACATCACCCTCAGCAGCATCATCGATGGAGGGTAGCAAGTCCTCGACCGCGATGACCTCCCGGCCCAAGAACCGCTCCTCGATGGTGCCGTTCAATCCGTAGTTCACACGGGCGACAGGCTGGCCATTCGCGTCGGTCATACCCTCGATGTATCTGCCAAAATCGGCATCGTTCATCACCAGGACCATCCCATTACGGTAGCTGCGAGGCATCTTACGGAACAACTCGGGCCAGGTCTGGTATTGACCGAACTCTTCGGCCGTAACCTCGACAACCTGCTCAGTCGGAATGTTATCATGATTCACGATACCGAGCGGCTGTCCGGTGCCAGAGCCAGAAATGATGGCCTGCTCGATGGCCTTGACCATCGCCTCGGCGACGTTGTCAGCCACGTTCTGCTCAAAAATCGGCAACGCCACCACCGAGGCGACAAGCTCAACAGACACACGGACCTGCAGCTTGTGATAGCTGAAGGTGATCTTGCCCGTGACCTGCTTTTTCTGCTTGTCCGCCATCNGCCCGGCGGCGACCCACGTGGCGACAGGCTTCGCGTCGGCGACCGGGATCTCCACGCCGCCGCGGAAATTGGTCTTGGTAACCCTCGACCAAATACGGCCCGTCTCCTCCATCCGCTCGACGATTCGATTGATAATCGTCGTCGGGATGACCGCGCCGATGTCGCTGGGCAGCGTCATCTCGTCCTGACGAAATTCCAAAATGTCGGAGCGCTCGCCGCGGGTCACGTAGCGCATGAACGCCTGCCGATACTCAAGAGTATCGTGAGGGTCTAGCACACGCTGCTCAACCGCCGTCTCACGACGCGTCGAATCCACCGTACGCGCCTGGTACGCCCCAGTCTGGATCGCCGCCGCGACATTCAGTCGCTTCGCGATCTTCTCCCTCTCACTCACCAGCTCGTCGATCTCCTTCTCCACCGCTTCCAAATCCAGCTCCTCATCCGACTCCAACTTCGCCCGAAGCTCAATAAGCCGGGCGTCGATCTCCTGCAGCCTCTTTTCAAACACTTCTTTCAGTCTCCTTTCAAGATCGTTTTTAACCACAGTGCCCGTCGCTGGCGTCTAGCCGCCTCCGCGGCCCGGCGCTCGGTCTCCACCTGCGCCAAGACCCAGCTCCGCGCACTGATGTAGGTATCATCGTAGGCCGGCATATCGACTGCCGACACATCCCAAATCCGCTTAAACCGCAGAATGCGGCGAGTGCGAGTCTCTCGGTCATACTCATCTTTATCCACGGTGAAGGCAAAGCTCATCTTGTCCACGTCACCGCGACGGATCAGCTCATACAAGTCCCGGCCCGCCGTCGTATTGGCCAGCTTCGCCCGCACCAACAGCCCCTGCTCGTCGGGAATCAACTCCAACGTCTTGTTTCTAGTGCGGGCCATGACCATGACGTTGTCGCTGTGGTTGTACTTGAACGGCACGTCCCGCAGGTCCGCGCCCTCCAAGGCACCACGGGCGATGACCTCAAAGTATTTGATCCCGTTGATCTCATAGAGCTCCGTCGGGCTTTCGTACACAATCGCCCGGCCTTCGACGATCATCTCCTGCTCATCGCCCGCCGGCTCGATAGCTCGAATCTCCGCCATCCTGATTTCTCGCTGGGGCCGCTGGACTTTCTCGCCCCGCTCCTGGCGCTCATCCCATTGCGTCATACAAACCGCCAAGCGCTGGTCGCCGTCAGGATACTCCTCTTTCATCGTCTCGTCGCCCATGCAACGCTCGATGAACTCATCCTTGGTCTCGTCCTGCCCCGGCGTCGGAATCGGCATCGTCCTCACCTCCCGGCTCATCCGTCGTGGGTTGAGTGTCTAGGCGGCGGATCGGCACGTCGCCGCCCTCAATGGGCGCCAGGTTAAACACCTCGCGCCATTCATTCGGAGTCATCGCTCCGCGATCCACCATCGAGACCAGCGCCAGCTTGGTGCTCACACTGGCGTACTGAAGCCGGTTCGCTTCGAACACGATCTCATTCCCGTGACCGAGCTCGCGATCCGAAAAAAGTTTGGTCGTGAATTCCAAGCTTAATTGGACCGCCAGAGGCTCGATGGTAGACTCATAGAAAGCATTCCACTCGTCCTCCGTATAGCGCCCCATGACGATGGTCTCGTTAACGCCGAAGTAGCGGAACACCATGTCGCGGAGCTCTTTCATTTGATCGGCGTCAACCATTTTGGGGTCGCTATTAAGCTCAACATAATCAGCCTTGGCATCGAGCGCCGCAATCCCGCCCGTGTTT